CAACCGACTTGTGTCGCTGTTCTTGCCAGTATGGAAAGACGTCAAGGAGGTATTCGGCAGCACGGCTGAAGCAGCCGGTGCCATGGGGGTGGAATTCACCAACTTGGTCGGCTTGTTGACCGGCGACCACTCCATTCAGGGCACTACGTTCAATCTCGAGAAATTCGCTGGCGCGGTCGTGCACATCGTGCATGGCTTCGCGGTCTTCGCTGAGGCCATCGCCAACGTGGAGGCCATGCTGGCGCATCTGATAAGTTCACTTACGCTGCTGGCCAGCGGTAATTTCTCAGGAGCAGCTTCGGAGCTGGGCGCGGCTTTCCACGACGTCACGGCCAAGGCGGTGGGTGGCGTTATAGGCGGCGTGGCAGGCGGCGTGCTGGGCAGCGTGGCTGGTCCACTTGGAACCGGCGCAGGCGCTCTTGGCGGCTCCGCACTCGGATCCAACATTGCGCAAAGGGTGTTCGGCGGCTCCAACGGCGGCGACGGTAGCGTGGCCGGTCTTGTCCAGAAGTATTCTGGCGTGTATGGCGTCGATCCTCGGTTGGCGGCGGCACTAGCAACACAAGAAAGCGGCATGCGTCAGTTCGGCTCTGACGGCTCCGTGATTCGGTCCAGCACCGGAGCCATGGGTGCCATGCAACTTACCGGGGCGACGGCGCGCGCGCTGGGCGTGGACCGCACGAACGCCGACGACAACGTCAAGGGCGGCATGGCTTTGTTCGCCCACCTGCTGCAGCGCTACCGAGGCGACGTGCCGACGGCCATTGCGGCGTACCACGAAGGCGAGTCGAAGATGAGCGCCATATTTGCCGGGCGAGCTACTCTTTCATCAGAGGCTCGTAGCGAAGTGGCACGCGTAATGCGTGGAGCTGGTGCGCATGGAGACGTGCACATTGGATCCATCGTGATACACATTGACAAGCCTGGAGCCGTCAACGCCGACGTGGCGCACGAGATTGTGGCAAAAGTGCGCGAGTCGCAAGGCAAACAAGTGCAACGCAACCTAGCAGAGTTCCAAGACGTTAGCTGGAGTTACTAATGGCGACAGCGCCTGTTCCTATCGCAAGCTCTGGGTGGCGCCCGCCGCAGTGGGCCAAACCGGCGATGATATCCATCACGGTCCCGGCTGGCTACACGACTGATACGCCAGGTAATACGCCTGTTTCTGTGGACTCCAGCGGCGTCGGCCTTGTATCGGCGCAGGCCACCGCCGCTACATCGTATGTGTTCGACGCGGTGCTGGCCGCCGAGCATGAGCAATCCATAACTAAGACCAACCATCCCGTGCAAACAGGCGCGTCCGTATCCAGCCATGCCTACATCGAACCAGCGCGTCTTACGCTTTACGTGCTGATGTCGGACGTGGTGCCGCAGTACGCCTCCAGCAATCAAACTTCAGCGCCATACATTCAGCAATGGACGGGCAATCCGTCAAAAAGCGTGGCGGCGTACCAGCAGATGTTGGCCCTTCAAGCGGCACGCATACCGCTCACCATCACCACGCGGTTGCGCACGTACTACAATATGCTGCCGCTGCGTATATCTCCGCGTGAAGACGAGAAGACGATAACTGGTGCTAGATTTCGCGTTGAGTTCGAGCAGCTGTTTATCGCCAACATCCAGGCCAACCCCATCAGTGTGCGGCCGAACGACACGCAGAGCACGGGTCTGGGCACTGTAAGTCCTGCGCCTGTTCCTGCCGCCGTGCAAAATCAATTCAGTGTGCAACCCTTCGGTCCAGGCGGCCCGAACCCATCGCCGCCGTTGCCACCGGACTTGAATAACGGCTCTACGCCCGTGGTCGACAATGGCGTGCCTGGCTACCTGTACAACACGCAGCCGGGTCTTCCGCCGATGTTCGTACCGCAGTACCCAAACAGCGTCACCGCAGTGGATGTACCCGGCGCTGGCAGCTACTCTTCAAGCAACTACAACACGTTGCAGACGGCGGGGCAATAAATCATGGCGCAACAGTTGATACCATTGGTGCAAGCTCCGAATCAGTCGTTTACGGTTCAGCTTACGGTCGACGGATCTCCACTGACGCTTGTAATTACGCTGAGTTATTCGGTCATGTCGGGCTGGTGGCAGCTAAGCGTGGCCGATACGCAGGGTAATCTCTTAGTGGCGTCCATACCGCTTATAACCGGCTGGTACCCAGGTTCCAACATACTAGCTCAGTATGGCTACCTGAATATTGGCAGTGCCTTCTTGCTGAACACCGGCAACAGCAGCAACGACTACCCTGGCTTGACCGACCTTACCAGCTTTTCATTACTTTGGGGTGATACCGTATGAACTCTTCCGTCATCCCGTTGTTTGGACAGGCGTGGGAGCTTGTGGTTCAGTATCAGACCGAAGCGGGCACGCAAAGTGCCACCTTGACCGCCAATACATGGGAACCGGAAGCGCTACGCATGACGTTCGACGTGGTGCAGTCCATGCTTCCGTCGCCGTGGTGGTACGCCGACATCATCGTGTACAACCTGGACACGTTGACCATCCAAAACATTCTCCTCAACGCTACGTGGGTTACGCTGAAGGCGGGCTTTCAGACTGGGCCTAGTCGATCCTCCATCATATGGGATGGCCCAATTCTACAAGTGCTGTTTGACCGCGAGCAGGTGGTGGACTTCAGAGTAACATTGCACTGCGTGGCCAATCCATTGGTCATGGATGACATCATCGGGTTCTCCATGGGGCCGTTCGCCAGTCAGGCGCAGTTGGTGGCGAAGATGGCTTCTGAGACGGGCCTGCCGGCCATAACCAGCGCCAACGGCACGTTGAGCTCGTACGCGCAGCAGGCGCTCAGTGCGAAGCAGTATCCGCGCGGCAATACGGTGTTCGGCAAGACTGGCAAGTATCTGCATCAAATCGCTGATGATCAATTCATGACCACATGGCGCGACGGCAACAAGGCTTACATGTCGCAGATATCCGACGGCGACGCCATACCAACGCCAGACCTCATCTACAGCCCGCCGTTTCCGCCTAACACCGCCGCCGGATTGAACTTGCCGAACGGCACCACGCAAAGCATCATAGGCACGCCGCGACAAACTCCGTTCGGAGTCATATTCACGGTGCTGCTCGACCCGCGCCTGAAAGTTCAGCTGCCACCGTTGGTGGTGCAGCTGGTGCGCACTCTTATCACGCAGATCGCGGTGCAGCCGGGCCAGACCGCCGCATCGCCTATGAGCGCCAACCTCAGCTTCTTCGTCGCGCAGGTCAGGCACACCGGAGACTCGCGCGGCAACGATTGGTACACGGAAGTCACCGGGTACGGCACCACGTACGCCTCCAATCTGCTAGACGGCGTGTTCGCCGCTTCATCGTCAGGAGCGTCATAGAATGTCTACGTTTACACCAGGACTGACACCGTCGCAGGTAAATTATGCGGAGCCAGCGCAGTGGCGCCAAGTGGTACGGCAGGCCTTGGACGACACTCGCTGCGCCACTCCTGCATTCTTGGTGGAGGACATAAGCGCCAAGCAGACCGTAACCGTGCAAATAGCCTTGCAAGAGCGCGTGCGGCCTTCCAGCGGCAAGGCTCAGTGGTGGGATGTGCCGCCGATAACCAACGTTCCTATCGTGGTGCCGCGCGGCGGCGGATACAGCATCACATTGCCGCTGAAGAAGGGCGACCAGGGTCTTCTTGTATTCTGCGACACATGCTTCGACAATTGGTGGGTCAACGGGCAGGCCAACGCGCCTCCCGCCGCCAATCTGCAAGCGGGGCAGCCTCCGTCCGGTTCGCAGCGGCAGTTCGAAGTGCGCAGGCATCACGTGCATGATTGTGGATTTCTGCCAGGCATGTGGAGCCAAAATAACTTGCTCTCCGCATATTCCGTAGATTCACTGCAAGTCAGGCGAGACGACGGTTCAGCGCTTGTGGATGTTTCAGCTTCGGGTGTGAAGGTACAAGGCGCTGCAGTAACCGTAACCGACACTAGCGGTGGCGTGCCGCAAGCCTTGATCACGGATGCGTTCTTCCAGTGGTATGTCACCAACGTTCAGCCGTTTTTGGTCAGCAAAGGCTACGCTGGTCCAACCGTGCCGATCAATTCCGAAACAACCGTGTTGAAAGGTCAGTAATGTCAACCACTCCCACCCTACAATATCTGCAATTGGACGCGCAGAACGACCCCATATTCGACGCGTCCGCCAGTCTAACGGACGCGCTCGCGGTGAACCAAGCCATACGCACTCGGTTGAACCTGTTCTTGGGTGAATGGTGGGAAGACATCAACATTGGCTTGCCTGTGTTTCAATCCATACTGGGACAGCTGGCGTCTACGCAAGGCCTGGCGGCCATGGCGCTGGCAGTGCAGCAGAACATCGAGGGAGCGCCGTTCGTGACTAGCGTCAGCTCCTTGGCGGTTAACTTCGTCGATGGAAGATTGTCAATTACTGGCAC